TTAGTAAATAATGTTGCTACGGTGATGGTGGCTAACCCAGGCATCTTTACTGTTGGCGAGTCCGTTACGGTTGCCGGGGCAGGTTCAACTTTTAACGGTACTTATACAATCACAGGCACGATTCCTTTTAGCACAGGTACGGCTAATCTTTTACCTGCATTTAATATGCAGCTTAATTACTGGCAATTCCCACAGGGTTACAGTTTTATCCAATATGCAAAGACTGCAAACAATCAAAACTTTAGGCGTGTATTGCCTTACGGCACTATTTTAGGTGATGATACAAAGACAACTACATACGCTAATACCCCAGCAATTAACGCCGCTGCTTTAATGCTGGCCGAGAATATTTGGACATCTCGTTTTAGCACACAAAACGGCGGCACTAGCGTAGATGGATATAGCCCTAGCCCATTTAAGATGAGCAATACTTTAATGGCATCCGTACGCGGTTTGCTGGCACCTTACCTAAGCCCTAATGCGATGGTTGGCTAATGGCAGCCGCAATAACTACTTTACGTAGCACTATTGCTGCAGCCCTTGCTAACGCCGGCGTGTGGACGGTATTTAATTACCCGCCTGCGACAATGCAAAGTAGCAGCATAGTTGTAGCTCCGGCTGACCCATACATAAGCCCTAGCAATAACTCATATGCCAGCATTTCGCCTATGGCTAATTTTAAGATTATTATGACGGTGCCTATGTTTGATAATGCCTCAAACCTTATAGGTATTGAAGATACAATAGTGGCCGTATTTAATAAATTGGCATCTAGCGCTATTGTTTTTAACGTTACCGCTGTTAGCGCTCCAAGCGTTTTGAGCGTTGCTTCAGGTGACTATTTAACGGCAGATTTACAAATAAGCATACTAACGAGCTGGACATAGGAGAATAAAATGGCGTGGAGCGAAGAAGACTTAGCCTTTTTCAAGCGAACAGGGCAAGAAGTACCAAAACAAAATGAAGAGCCAAAACAAGATAAACCAACTAAAGAGAAAGTAGAGGAGTAGGCCGTGAGCGTATTTCTATCCAATGGCGTACAAGTTACGCTAAATAGCGTTGTGTTAACAACGAATACAACTAGCGCTACCATTAACCGTAGCTTTGATGAGCTTGAAGTAACAGCTATGGGCGATACTGCTCACAAGTTTGTTAAAGGTCTAGAGGCCAGCACTATTACTCTAGATTTCCTCAATGATGATTCTGCATCAGGTGCCGGCTCAGTCCGTACAGCTTTGCAATCTGCCTGGGGTACAACAGTACCTCTTACGCTAAAGCAAACAAGTGCTGTAGTTTCAAGTACCAATCCTTTGTACAGTACTACGGTTTTGGTAAACAACACTACCGACATTTCAGGCGATGTTTCAAGCATTGGCACCCAGTCAATTACATTTACTTGTAACTCACCAATCGTAATTACAACCGCACCATAACAATAAAGAAAAGGGGCTAACACAATGGCAAAACTCAAAATAACAAGGGCTGACGGTACGTTATCCGAACATCAGATAACGCCCAAAATCGAGTGGGCCTTTGAGTTGTACGCAAAAAAAGGCTTTCATAAAGCTTTTAGAGATGATGAAAAACAGAGCGATGTTTACTGGCTGGCCTGGGAATGTCTTAGGTCAGACGGTGTTGAAGTGCCTGTTTTTGGAGCTTTATTCTTGGACACCTTAGCTAAGGTTGAGGTGTTGGAGGATGACCCTTCGCAATAGTGGGTCGGGGTTCCTTTGGTTATTTGGTCGCACAACTAGCCGTTGAAACAGGAATCCCGCCCCAGTATTTACTAGACCTTGATGCACATATGTTCAAGAATATGCTAAAGGTTTTAACCGATAAAGCTAAGGAGCAACAAAATGCCAACAGAGGTAATAGGCGCTAAGCAATTAAGCAAAGCTCTAAAGGCATTTACACCTGATTTAGCAAAAGAAATGCGGAAAGAATTAGCAAACCTATTAAAGCCTATTGTAAAGGATGCTAGAGGTTTTATACCTAGTGATGCTCCTCTATCGGGTTGGGGTAAGACTTCAGAAAATGCACGTTTTCCTGAATGGGATAGTCGTGCAGCTAAAGCCGGTATTGGATATAAAACTTCACCCTCCAAACCTAATCGGCAAGGGTTTAGGGCGTTAGCTCGTATTGTAAACGTATCGGCTGCAGGCACAATTTATGAAACTGCAGGCCGAGTGCATCCAAACGGGCGTGAACAAAACCCTATAGTTAAAAATTACCGTTATGGCGGTACTCAACGTGGAAGCGATAAGCGCTTATCACAGAGCAGCAATCCAGGCGCCGGTAATATGTTTATTGAAGCTATAAACCAATACGGCGAAATTGTTGATGCAAGCAATCAAACAGGCGCCGGCAGACGTACGCGCAAAATGAGAGGCCGTGCAATATTTAGAGCTTGGAAAGAGGACGGCGGCAGGACTAATGGGGCAGTACTACAAGCTATAGATAATGCCAAACTAAGATTTTATAAAGAGATAATGAAGGGCCGATAATGGCAGTCGAACCTAATGTAGTTATAAATCTTGGTGCCGAGTTTGTAGGCAAAAAAGCTTTTAAGCAAGCTGATACCGCTCTTACTAAATTAACAGGCTCAGCTAAGAAATTAGCTGGAGCAGTAGGCGTTGCTTATGGGGTTAAAGCGATAGCTTCTTATGGAAAAGCTGCGATGAAAGCTGCAGCTGATGACCAAAAAGCCCAAAAGATATTAGCTAGTAACTTAAAAAACGTTGGTTTAGCTTATGCCTCAGTCGATGCTGAAAGTTTTATATCTTCAATGGAAAAACAAACGGCCATTTTGGATGACCAACTTAGGCCGGCTTATGGTCAATTAGCGACAGTTACCGGGTCAGCTACTAAAACCCAGGAGTTAATGCAGCTCGCTTTTGATGTCTCTAGCGGTAGTGGCCTGGATTACGCAAGTACTGTAGATATTTTGAGTAAGGCTTATGTAGGTAATACAGAAGGATTAAAACAACTTAACTTAGGCCTCACTAAAGCCGAGTTAAAATCTATGGATTTTGCTCAAATACAAACCAAGCTTAGACAAAACTTTGCAGGTGCAGGCGGCACAGCTTTAGATAGTTATGCAGGTTCAATGGCAAAACTTAGTGTAGCTACATCTAATGCTAGCGAGACTATTGGCACAGCTCTTTTAGATGCAATGATTAAAATTACAGGTAGCCAGGGCGTAGATGGACTTATCAGCAAAATAGATACTCTTGCTTCAGCTTTTGCATCCGTTGTAACTGAGGTAGGTAATGCAGTATCAGCCTTAACAGGCACAGCTGCACAAAAGGCTTTTAGTCCTGCCTATTACGTAAGTGGAGGAAAAGCAGGGGGTAAAACAGTAGCAGCTACTGGCGCCGGCAATATGGCTCTAAGCGTGTTAAGCCAGGATACTCAAAAGTCAGATTTAGCGGCTAGAAAAAAGGCCGAAAACGATGCAATAAAGCGTAATAAAGAATTAGCAAAATTAGCAAAAGAGCAAGCGGCAGCGGCACTAGCAACAACAAAAGCTAAAAAAGAGCAAGCAAAATTAGACAAGGCAATAGCGGCAGGTCAATTAGCCTTAGGCAAAGGTGCAGACGTTTTTGATATGGACAAAATCCAAATTAACGCCGCCCTAATTGGTCAAGCCGAGGCGTTAGGTAAAGCTACTACCGGCTCACAGATATTAGCTATAGCTAACGATGTACAGCGCTTAAAAGTCAAGCAAGATATAGCTGCTTTAGAAGATGCCATAGCCTCAAAGGATGAGGCGGCAATACTAAAGGCCACGGCCAAACTTAACGAGGACTTAAAGATATTAGGCGCTTTGCAAAAGCAAGATGCTAAGCTGCTAGACATAAACAGAGTTTTAGCTGGTATGAAATCTACCGATTTAATTAACCTGGCTAACCTACAAGCTGCGCTAGACCTATTAGCTAAGTTTAAGTTCCCTACGTTGACTATCCCAGGCGTTGTAATTCCAACACCTATTACACCAGGATTACCAGGGCCAGGCGTAGGTGGCCGCGGTGCAGATGCAGGCCGCGGTTCAACTTTTGGCCCTAGTCCTTTAGATGATTTTCTTGATGCAGTAGAAGCAGAAACCGAGCGCGGCGGGCGCAGAGGCGGCGGCATAGGTGATACCAATTATGTAGCGTTACCGCCAGGTTTTAACAGCGTTGATGAATATCTTAAAGAAAGCAGAGGCAATAGAGGCGCTAGCGATGCTGGCACAGTTATAGTTAATGTAAATGCAGGTGCCGTAGGTGATGAAAATATAATTGTAGATGCCGTCCAAAATGCTATGAATGAAATAGCACGGCGCGGTTACCTAACTACCTACGCAGGGGCTATAGCAGTATGACCGTGCCTACAGTAAACGCTGTTATTAACTTTAGTACTGGCCCTAGCTTTGCTCAGGCTATGATTTTAGATACTGGCATATTAGACACAAACGTATTAGCAGATAGCGCCAGCGTTATCGTGGACGTATCAAACGTAGTGGACAGCATCCAAACTATTAGAGGCCGTAACGCTCAGGCTGACCAATTCCAAACTGGCACCTTATCGCTGCGTATCGTTGACCAAAACGGCGATTTTAACCCACAAAACCCAAGCGGGCCGTATTACAACTTATTAACGCCTATGCGTAAGGTGCAGATTACGGCTACATACGGGGCAATTACTTACCCTATCTTTTCAGGCTTTATTACTAGCTATACAACTACTACGCCTAAAAACGCCAATGACGTGGTTTATACAACTATCCAAGCAGTAGATGCTTTTAGACTAGCTCAAAATGCACAGATTAGTACCGTAGCGGGCACCTCAGCGGGTCAGCTTAGCGGTGCAAGGATTAACGCCTTGTTAGATGCTATTGACTGGCCTGCCTCTATGCGTGACGTTGATGCAGGTTTAACCACAATGCAGGCAGACCCAGGCACAGCCCGCACAAGCCTTGCAGCTATGCAAGTGGTCGAAATCAGCGAGTACGGGGCGTTATATGTAGATGCCTCAGGGTCGTTTGTCTTTCAAGA